TACCAAGAAGATTCGTCTTGATTGGGAAGTAACAGCAGAATCATTGGAAGATGGTGTAGAAGGTGACGCTCTAGAAGATCACTTGGTACGCTTGATGACCAACGCATTCGCAAATGATATCGAAGATCTCGCTATCAATGGTGATGGTGCAACAGGAGCATTCTTGTCAATCATGCCAGGCTTTATTAACAAGGCAGTTTCAAATGGAGATGCACATGAGTCAGTAGTAACCGTAGCAGATAATGCTTGGACACCTGATGTAATGCAGGGCATCATCAATGCAATGCCACGCAAGTACCGTGCACTTAAGAACAATCTTAAGTTCTACGCAGGTACAGATGCATTTGGTGGAATCGTTAAGAATAACGGTACACTTGCAGATGCAGTTGCTGAAGCGTTTTCTGGTCAAATGCCAGGAAGCACACAAGCAAATCGTCAATCATACCTTGATGGCGTAGGACAGACATTCGGTGGAGCACGTACAACACGTGTTCTCGGAATTGAAGTTCAGGAAGTTCCTTACTACCCAGCAGGCTATATCGATTTGACATTCCCTGCAAACCGTGTATGGGGATTCCAGCGTGACATCACTGTAAACCGTGAATACGTAGCGAAGAAGGATACAATTGAATATACTGTATTCGTTCGCTTCGGTATCAACTGGGAAGAAGAGGATGCAATTGCATTCGCTGACGCTTCTGCAGATGCATAATCTGTAAACAGTACCTTTAATGGGGGGCGGGAGTTCACTCTCCTGTCCCCCTTAATACTTTAATGATATAATACAAACAAGGAGGATACAATGGAAAATAATAACTATAACAATCCGTTTTCAGCAGACGATGCAGAAGAGCATAACCATGTCGAAGCACCAGTTGAAGTTGCAGCAGAGCCTACAGCAGAACCTGTAGTTGAAGCAGTAGAAGAAGCAGTGGTAGAAGCACCAGCAGTTGTCGAGCCAGTTCAATCACTAGGCTTTACAGAAACAGGTGCTATTGGATCAATGGCAGCAGACGGCCCAAAAATTACAGTAACACCAAAGGCAGACCTTTCAGATAAGGTCGCCCTTCACTCAACCAAGAGCGTTCGTTGGGAAGAGGTTGGATCAATTGCCAAGGGTTACAATATTGTTACAAAGGCACAAGCAGATAAGTGGCTAACTCGTGGGCATGTTCGCATCGCCTCACCAGAAGAAGTCCAGAAGGCTTTTGGATAATTAAAGATGGAGATATTGAGAGTTTCGCCATATGCAGATGTAACTGTCAGTTTTGTAGTCCCTGTGGGAATTACATCAGCAGATATAACTGTTAACGTAACAGATATGGCGGATCTTTCAGTATCGACTTCAACACTTTTAAACATTAATTCAGGACAAATAATAGACACTGATTTATCAGGAAAGTATGACTCCTCTTACAGAGTTGAGATTATTTCAGAGTTAGGAACAGCCCAGGAGTTAGTACTTCAGGATGAAACATATGAGATTGTAAGACCTTATGTAGACCCAGCAACAAAAGCATCTACAGCAAGTGATATTGCGACATACGCATTAAATGAAGAAATTGCAAGAGCAATCATTGACTCAATAGTCATAGATGGGTTTTACTACAAAAAGAAAGTTTTACATTTTACAGGATCAGGATCTGACTATCTTCCAATCTGGGATGATGTAAAGAAAGTTTTGGCGGTATACGAAAACAACAAGTTAGTAGAAGATAGAGAATACGAAGTCTCATCAGATAAAACAGCAATTATTGAGAAGTCATCAGACAATATTAACCGTGCAGAGTCTGCTCCGCTAGTTCTACCAGCAGCAGCATCAGACTCTCTAGACCCACAGTTTGTGTATAGAGGGTTTGGCAAGACTTGGGATTACCTAATAACTGTTGAGTATGGTCACACAGCAGTTCCATCAGATATTGTTAGAGCAACCGAAATGCTTATCCATGACCTAGAGTGTGGAAAGTTAGATTATTACAAGAGATTTATTTCTTCTTATAACACAGATCAATATAGAATTCAGTTTGATAAGGGTCTTTTTGAAGGAACGGGAAACATAATTGTAGACAAGATACTTTCAAAGTATACAAAGTCTATTACAAAACTTGGGGTATTATAATGACAGTTTGTGAAAGCCCAGACTTCATGTATCCAATGCAGGCATCTGTATATCACCCAATTGTTGAGCAAGGTGACTTTGGAGCAATAAAAAAGAAATGGGTTTTAGATAGAGTCTTTGCTTGTAGTTTTTCTTCAGGTGGTTCAGCCTTTAAAGAAGAAGTAAAGCCAAATGTAAATATCACACAGAATTCAATTTTGATAGGAAGAATAAAATCTGACATTAGAATTTCTTTGCTAGATAGTAAAAATGCTTTAACCAATATCCTAATCTCTGATATTAAAGATCAAGAAGGAAACCTTATCTATATGGAAACTTCAGGACCTAGATCTGGTAAGGGCACCTTGTTCGAGGTAGCAACCTACGAACCTTTTACTGGTCCATTTGGCGTAGTTGAATCTTATAAGTTGGTCATAAGAAGATCAGAGAATCAATCAGGTGATGTATGATAACAACATTTAACTCAAACCAATTTAAAAAAGATATGAACAATATTGTTAATTATTCTATAGGATTTTTAGAGGGTGTTCAAAGAGGAAAAACTGTATTCCTAAAAACATTAGGAATGGAAACAGTGGAAGTAATGAAAGAATTTATAGACTCTAATGCAAGAGTTAATCCTGAGATGCTTCACCATGTTTATGAGTGGACTATGACTGGAAGCCCAGATGCAAGACTATATGATATTTCTTACACAACTAGTAACCTAGGACTATCCTTTAGATCATCATTTAGACAATCAACATCTATTAAAGATGGATCCCGTACACCATTCTATGACAAAGCAAGAATTATGGAATATGGAATCCCAGTTACGATTAGGCCAAAGGTTGCACAAGTTTTAGCATTTGAAGATGGTGGAGAAACTGTCTTTACTAGAGGTCAAGTTCAGGTAATGAATCCTGGAGGAACAGAAGTAGAGGGTGGTTTTGAGAAAGCCTTTGACATGTTTTTTAATAAATACTTCTCACAAGCATTTTTAAGAACAAGTGGTGTGGCAAGATATCTTGAAAATCCACAGGTATATAAAAAGAATATGCCAGCAGGTAAGAGAATGGGTAAGGCAAAAGGCCTCTCAACTGGATATCGCTGGATTGCTAACGCAGGGATGGGTGCATAATGCCTGCAGTAATTCATCATCCGCCAACAATTATTAATGCATATTTAGCAGATAAGATAAACCCTGACTTTAATAATCAGACAACAACATACTTTTTTCCAACACTTCCAACAGAGATCGATGCTTTAACTGAAACATTTCCACAAAGCAACGGTGTTTTTGGGGTATATGACAGGATGTTTAAAATGAGAAGAACCCCTTTCCCATACATTAAATGTGAACAACTTCTATATTATTTTTATTCAGTAGGAGATAACGCACAAAGAAATATGGTTATAACTCAGCAACAGGTAAGTGACCTGCTTGATAATGGAGACGACTCAGCAAAAGACCTAAATGAATGGGCACAGGCAAACCTAGATTATCAGACCCTAGACTCTAAGCCTGTATTCTTTCACAACTTTAAGATTTATCAATTAGAAGAAACCAGAGACATTGTAGACTTTGCCACAGCCCGTACCTATGCGGGTAACAAGATAATTATAGACTATGACTGGCACCCACTAGAACTACCAGCATAATAAAAAGGTTGTATAATTGGTTTGAGGAAACAAGCCCTTTTTAATAAAATGAAAGAGGTGAGATATATGGCATACAGCCGTGGTTCAAGTAGTAACATTATCGTAGGTGCAGCAGCACTATTTACGCATGATGCAGGCCCAATCGGATATGACGTTGACGGTAAGATCACTGATGCTCAAGCAGCAACAGACCTTCCATCAATGGCAGCATCCGCAGTATCCTATAAGGATATATTGTCAGACTCCGTAACAGGTGCTGACTATACAAATATCGGTTACACATCAAATGGTTTGGAACTCGCATTCCAGCCAGACTTTGGTGATGTAGCGGTAGATCAACTTCTCGACGTTGCTCGTTTGTTCAAGCAAGGTATGACAGTTAATCTAAATACATCTTTTGCAGAAGCAACACTAGAAAATCTTCTAGTAGCAATTGCAGGAAATGACACAGATCTAACAACAGCGACAGGTCTTCAAACTTTGAAGATGTCTGCTGGAGATATTGGCGACGTTCCACTAGAGCGTGGTCTAGTAGCAGTAGGACCAGGTTCTGGTCTTACGGTAAAATCGTAGACCGCACACTTGCATAATACAACTTAATATGAGAGGCTCAATCCTTCGGGGTTGGGCCTTTCTGTTTGGTATACTTGTATAATGGCAACAAAAATATATGACACAAAGAAAATATCATTAGTAGATGATAGGGTTGTCACTGCTGCCCCACTAAAGATAAAATATTTAAGAGAGTTTCTAGAAACATTTGAAACAATCAAAGAGGCAAAAACGGATGACGAATCAATATCAGTCCTGGCTCAATGCGCCTTAATAGCAATGCAACAGTATTGCCCATCAATCAAAACAATTGAAGATCTAGAGGACAATCTTGACTTGCCAACCATCTATGAAGTAATTGATGTTGCAGCGGGAATTAAAATTAATGAGAAGTCAGAGGATACTGTTAAAGATCAGGCAGTTGAAAGTGGCTCAACTTGGGACACTTTAGACTTAGCAAAATTAGAAGCAGAGGTTTTTTTAATCGGTATATGGAAAGACTATGATCAGTTAGAATCATCAATGTCAATGCAAGAACTAACAGCCACACTAAAAATTAAAAGAGAATTAGACTATACTGATAAAAAATTTGCTGCTGCTATGCAGGGTGTAGATTTAGACAAAAACTCAGGTAGTGGAAATGAATGGGAAGACATGAAGGCTAGAGTCTTCAGTAAAGGAAAGACAACAGATGGTAAAGATATTCTGGCTTTGCAAGGCATGAATGCTGAAAAGGCTGGTTTTGGAATAGGTATGGGTCTAGACTACGAAGTATATGAATAGTAAAAAATAAGCCTGCGCTATGGTATAATTAACTAAACCTTATAAGGAGGACTAAATGGCAACTGCCACAACAGAAGAAAAGACAGTAACACTAATTGATGGTACTAAGATCAAGGTCAGACCACTTAAGATCTCACTACTTCGTCCGTTCATGAAGAAGTTTGAAGATATTGCAAAGGTCGCAGATGATAACGAAAAGTCTATGGATTTACTTATGGACTGTGTTCAAATCGCAATGAAACAATACAAGCCAGAATTGGCAGAAGACAAGGAAGCCCTAGAAGAAAATTTAGATCTTCCAACAGTATACAAGATTGTCGAAGAGGCATCAGGAATTAAACTTTCCGATGCATCACTACTCGGCAGCCTTGCAAATAACTAAATAAAGAGGTGTAATGGATGGCTGATGTAGAATCCAATATTCATGTAAATATTGATACGTCCGATGCTTTAGCAAGTCTAAAACTTCTCCAACGTCAAATATCAGCCTTCCACACACAGATGGCAAAGTCTGGCACTGCAGCATCAGCGGTGGCAGCAAATCAAGCACAGAACTTGATGAACAGCATAAATGCTACTGGACAATTCCAGGCATCAATGCGAACAGTAACTTCAAGCACAGAGTCTTTTACTGATGCTTTAGAAAGAAACAAATTAACCTCCAGAGAATACTTTAGATATACTGGCGCAGCAACAAAAACTTTTGGAAGACTTTTTAGATCTGAATTTGATACATTAAATAAGGTTGCACGAGAGCGTGTAAAAGACATCCAGACTCAGTATATTAAACTGGGTCGTGGTGCTAATGGTGCCCTACAGTCAATTGCAGTAAGACCTCTAACTCTTGACATGAAAAATCTTGGCACACAAACTGCCATTGCTGCACAAAGACAGCAACTACTTAATCAATTATTAAAACAAGGATCAACCAACCTTCTAAACTTTGGTAAGAATACTCAGTGGGCTGGTCGCCAGTTGATGGTTGGTTTTACAGTTCCATTAGCCATGCTTGGAGTAACTGCTTCAAAGACATTTATGAAACTTGAAGAACAGGCTATTAGATTTAAAAGAGTATACGGAGAACTATTTACAACACAAGAAGAAACTGATGCTATGGTTAAGCAAATTCAGTTACTTGCAAAGGAATACACTAAGTACGGCGTTGCAATAGAAGATACAATGAAGATGGCTGCAGATGCTGCAGCAATGGGTAAGCAAGGCGCAGCCCTTATGGCACAAGTCGCACAAGCAACTAGACTTGCTGTTCTCGGTGGAGTAGAGCAAGAGCAAGCATTAGAAACAACAATATCAGTAACCAATGCATTTGGAGTAGCAACAGAAGACCTTGCCAAAAAGATTGACTTCCTTAACGCAGTTGAAAACCAGACTGTTGTATCAATTGAAGATTTAACAATTGCAATCCCAAAGGCTGGTCCAGTTGTTCAGCAACTTGGTGGAGATGTAGAAGATTTAGCATTCTTCCTTACAGCAATGAAAGAAGGTGGAATCAACGCATCAGAAGGTGCTAACGCACTAAAGTCTGGTCTAGCATCTTTAATTAATCCATCTGCAAAAGCCAGTGCATTCTTAGGAGACCTTGGCGTTAATATTAAGGGAATTGTTGAGGCTAACAAGGGAGACATTAAAGCAACAGTGGTAGGCTTTGCACAAGCACTTGACACACTTGATCCTCTTAACCGTGCTCGTGCTATTGAGCAACTATTTGGTAAGTTCCAGTTTTCAAGACTTTCTACACTGTTCCAAAACGTAACAGCACAAGGTACGCAAGCAAATAGAGTACTCCAACTAACACAGGCAACTACAGAAGAACTTGCAATCTTATCACAGCGAGAACTAGATAAGATACAAAATACAACAACCTATAAATTTAAAAAGTCAATGGAAGATTTAAAGTTGGCTATTGCTCCAGTTGGAGAGCAGTTCTTAAAAGCATTGACTCCTATTGTTGAGTTTGTTGGAAAGATTCTTGAAAAGTTTAATGGATTAAGCGATGGCAGTAAAAAATTCTTAACCATATTTACTGTTGCAGTTGCAGGAATAGGACCAATCCTTCTTATGACATTTGGTTTGGTAGCAAACGCAGTTGCCAATATAATTAAAATGTTTGCAGGAATAAAGTCTATGTACAATAGAACTGGCAGCGCCAGCAAAGTTCTGGGGGAGCAAACAAACTATTTAACTAAAGAACAACTAGAAGCCTCAGCAGTAGCAGCATCACTTGATCAAGTACACACAAAACTTAAACAAACATTTACATCTGAAACTACAGCAGTTAACATGCTGGCAAATGCATACAGAAGAGCAATCGCAGCACAAGCAGGATTTACTGGACCACCTGCTGGCAAAAGAATGCCCAAACTCAAATACTCTAATGGAACAACAAGAGTTCCTGGACAAGGAAATAAAGACACTGTTCCATCAGTCCTTACTCCTGGCGAAGCAGTAATTCCTCAGAAAGCAGCCCAAGATCCAGCAAACAGACCATTTATTGCACACATGGTTGCAGGAGGAACTATTCAAGGATTTAATGGTGGAACAACAAATGCTCAGCCAGTTCCAATTAATGAAACACACGTAGGTGGTAGAAGTGAGGCAAGATTAATATCAGACATAATTAAAGCCAATCCAAATATGTCTCCTGATCAAAAACTAAAACTTATAACTATGGAGCAGATTCTTGTATCACAAGGACTGCCACCAGTAACAACAACAAAACATAGCCTCATGTTTAATTTCCCTGAGTGGATGAACAAGGCAATGCCAAGTCTTACTGGTGGAATTCCTAAGCAAACATTTATAGATGAGTGGATAAAACTTGGAGCAGAAAAGTGGGCACCATCTGGGATGAGCCCAGTACAAGCACAAGCGCTAGATGATGGTTTCTTAAAGGTAATTCAAGATTCTAAAACTCCACACATAAATGATGCAATAATGGATGACCTATACAAGAAAGAAATTCCAAAGGTAGTAAGTCCAAATGATCCAGGATATGTAAAATCTCAACAACTCTATGTTACAGACTATAGATTCAATATGGGTAAGGGCTTAGGTACTACACCTGACGAAAGCAGAAGAATACTTGATGAGGCAAAAAGACAGGGGCTTATTGCAGACTATGACCTTGTTGAAAGAGTTAATAGCAAAGGAAAAGTAGTAACTGGATCATCAAGTGTAACTCTTCCAGCAGGAACATATCATGGAGTTCAGGTACCAGCAGGAACAGTAGTTGGTATGAATAGACTTGGAGCAGGAACAACTCCTATCATTTCTCAAGGAACAAAGGCAAAAACAAAAACTAAGACAGCAGTTCCACTAAAAGCACCAGAACTAATTGATCTTGAAAAAGCATTAGAGCATAAAGAAAAATTAAAAGATGTTGCAACAGCAGCAAGTCAGACACAGTATGGTGCAAAAAAGCCAACAAACTTTGGTACCCAGCAAACACAAAGTTCTGGAAGAAGTAATTTTATGTCTACTATTGGCGGAGTATACACAAAGCCAGATGGTTCAAAAGTATTTGTAAAGCCAATGCTAAGCGAGTTAGATGCTGTAGCAGAAAAAAGAGCAACAGAAATTGCAAGAACTGTACATGGATTGGTTGCACCAAAACAAAAAATTAGAACAATGATTGACCCTACAGATATTGATGAACCAGATGTTAAAAAGAAAAGAAAGGTTATTGTTTTAGAGTCTCCATTTGATTCAAGGTTTGATCCAAACACAATGCCAAAAACATTTACTGAAAGAGATTATTTTAGGCAACTAGTTGCATCAAGCCTTCGTGGAGACAAAGACCTTAAGAAGGGAAACATCGGAGGAAATGTCTTAGCAGATGTTGGAGCAGCAGGTGTATTCGACAAGGCATCTGGCACAAGATCTTATTCAGCAGGACTACCATCAATGCAAGATATAGCAATGCACAATCTAAAAGGTGTCCCAGGTGCAAACGCCAATGCATCACCTTTCTGGTTTGGCAATGCAACTGCAGACATTCCTCAAAACATTCAGTCTGCAGATCAATATGAAAAATCAATAAAAGATGAAATCAACAGAACGCTTCCAAAACTAAGAAAGACTATAGATGGCTTTAAACTTGCTGATGGAGACCCAGCCAAAAAGGTTTATGAGGACATGTACAAGAGACTTCAGGGAGGACTAGAAGCAGACTGGAAAAAAGTTTATCACTTCCATCGTTCAATTTTAGTAAAGCCAGATGAAGTCCTTCAAGATAAAAATGGAAACATTAAGCCAATACCTACAGAACCAAATACTGTAAAATTAAAATCAACTTCTGGAGACTCAAAAGATAGCAGACTTGCTCCAAAGAGCGTAGCCAGCGCCGTTCGTCAAGGCCCCAAAGGAAGAATTGTTGGAAAAGCAGATGCTCCAGATATTAATATTTCAGAACAAGATCTTGCTCGTAATTATCCAAGAGGAGTAAAGAGACTTGTAGACCCAGCGGGAGCAGTAGTTGCTGGAGCAAAGTCCTCTATAGCAGAAGCAAAGACAGTTGGAAGTACAATTGGGACAACGCTATCTCAATCTGCAGCAGCAGCATCAAGAACTGCGCTGTATGGCACGGGACCAATAGACTCTGAAGCAAAATCTGTAAGAAGAAGACTAGAAAAAATTCAAAGACAAGAAGCAAAAACACAAGCAAAGATTGCAGCATCAAAAACTAAACTATATGGAACTGGGCCAATGGATGCAGATGCAAAATCTTTACGTAGACAGATGGAAAAAAGAACCAAACTAGCAGAGCGAGTAGCCTATCGACAAAAAATTATTAATGAAAAAACGCTTCCTCCTCCTGCACCAGTTGGACCACTACTGCCAAGTGGAAACTTTGTTGCAAACAGAAAAGACAAACTTGGATTAAAGGCTCGTGCAGCAGCATCAAAAATGCAAGGTAGGGGCGGTGCAGTAACTGCTGGAGTTGGAATAGCATCAGGTGCAACGATGATTGGTTCTATGGCACCAGGAAAAGTTGGAGAGATCTCGCAAAAACTAATGATGCCACTCATGGGTCTGTCAATGGTTTTACCAATGCTAAAAAGCCCTATGTCAGCAGTTGCAATTGGTTTGTTAGCAACAGTAGGATCCTTTGTTGCTTTAAGAATGGCATTTGATAAAGCAGCAGACGAGGTTTTAGAACAAGGAGAAAAGTTCAAAGCCTCTACTTCTGCAATCAACAGCATAGCGAAGTTTAGCGGTAAGGTGACAGCGTCAGAGCAGATGGATCTTAAGAGGAAGAACTCTTTCAACATGACTCCTTCGGCAACTGGTAAAACAACATACGGAGAAGCCTTTGTTCAAACAGAAGAAGGTAAGGCTATAACAAAAAGACTTGCAGAGCAAAATGCTAAAGGAAAGGGTGGAGAGGCTATTGGAGATTTGAAATGGAAAAGATACTTGGACCTAATGGAGAAGATATAACAAAAAATCCACTGCAGATAAGAATAGACATGGTTACAGAAAATAGAAAAAAGATGCAATCAAGCATTGATAATATTAAAAAGGCTAACCCAATAACAAAACTTGCTGGACAAAAAACTATGCAAGCGGTTGGAATTGGAGCCTCTGCTTTAGGTGGCGCAGCAGCAGGTGCTGGTATTGGAACTTTTATTGGGGGTCCAATCGGCGCTGCAATCGGTGGAGGCATCGGAGCAGCAGTTGGCGCAGCGTTTGGATACTTTCAATCAAAAAAATATACAAAACAAGCAGCAGTCTTAGGAGCAGCATATGCAGTAGATGCTAAGATTGCCATGGAGCAAAACAAACAAATGCTTGATTCTCTTGATATGCTTCATGCAAAAAAGGTCGAAGAGTTAAGGACGCAGGGTAAAATTAATGAAGCAGAAAAACTTCAAGGGGACTATATTAAGGAAAGAGACAAACTAACTGATGCCCAAGCATTACTGCAGGCAGATGTAGTTTCACAATACAATAGCGCTGGTGGGCTTCAAGAGTCAATGATGAGTGGAATGAAAAAAGCAGCAACTGCAAAATATAAGAATGATCCCAATCAGATAGCGTACCTAGATTCTGTTAATCAACAAGCAGGAGATTTGAGATCTGCTGGCCTTATTGATAGCGGTCAGGAATTTTTGATTCAGGCAAAGATGGCAAGCGGAGATATTCCTCCATCAGTATTTAGAACTCTCCTAGGACTAGCAGCAGACAACAAAGACATTGCTCCAAAGATGATGGAGATTATTACTAAGTTTAGTGGAGCAACATCTGAATCAATTGGCGTTGCAGCAGGAGTAATCCTTGATTCTAAGGGAGATATAAATAAAAAAGTACAAACAGAGTTTATTACAAAGGTTGAAGCATTTGAAAAAGATTCAGACGCTCTTGATTTTACAAAAAATATGATTAAATTAAATAATCTTAATAAGGTTATTCCATCAGATATTATGGTTAGTTATTATAGTGATCCAAGTGCCAAAAGTCAAGCAGCATATGCAAAACTAAACGCTGCCCTTGATGGTATTGAATCTATGAAGGATATCAAGGTGGAACAAGTTTATGAACTTATTCCAGAACTTAAAAATAGCGAGGCATTTGATGAAGTATACTTTGAGAGTTTAAAAACAGATGCTGAGAAAAGAACATATGTTCAAACTATTGCATCAACTATATATGTTGAAGACCCAGTTCTTGCTGCAAGTCAAGACTTTATTGATTGGCAACAATCTCCAACCACCATGATCGGGAAAAAGAATTATGGAGGAGCAGACTATGCTAGTCTTCCTATTTCAATTCAACTTGCTCGATATAGAGAAGAGCAAGGGTTTAAGGCTGTAACAGAGGGTGTCGGGGTAGATTCAGCAGCAGCACCAGTCGTTCGTGGCGGAGGAGGAGGAAGCAAAGTTCAATCCTCTCCACTAGATGACCTAGTAAAGAAACTAAGGGATTTACGAAAGAACCAGATCAAGGTCACAGAGGGCTGGAGTGCCTCTCGTAAGGCTTTAGATGGCCTGTTTGGAGGCAGCAAGACCCTTGATGCTTTCAGCGGTATAGAAAATGATCTAAGAAAAATAGGGGGAAGTGAAGACTTTATTGAACTTATAGTTGGCATGGATCCAAAGGTATACGAAGAAAAGAAAAAGTCTTTGTTTAAGTTTGACAATAAGGGAAACATTATTGGTTTAAAGAAGGATGCCAAAAACATTCAAGAAGCATTAAACTCTATAGCAATGGGAGATTGTAACTCAAAGACCGAAGCAGAAACTGAAGTTCTTAAAGACCAAGCAACAGCATTTGCCAAGTTGGCTTCTATAGGAGTTCCAGTTGCAGATGCCTATGCAATGGTTGAAGATGCAGGACTTGCACAAGCAATTGCTGCAGAAAAAAATTCAAAGTCAGTTGCTAAGTTAGCAGCAAACTATAAGATATTGACTGAAGCACAACTTAAGTCAGCAGCAGTTTCAGGAGTTAAAACAGATATTGCTCAATTCAAAAAAGACAGAGTTCAAGAAGCAAGAATTAAAAGTAAGTTTGATCCAGCAACTGCTTTTGCTATTGGCTCTGATGATAATCTTAAATCAATGGAAAGTGTAATTAGTACTGCTCAAACAAAATTAGATAATCTAATTAAGAAGGGTGCCACCAATTCACAAATTAATGCTGCTCAAGGTGAGTTGAACACATTGGTAACTGATTTTAATGAAAGACTAAATCAGTTAAAGAATACCGTTGGATTTATGCAGGACATGTTTGACAAGGGATACAGCAATGCTATGGAGTCCTTTGATGTACAAGAAACTGCACTTAACATACAATTTAAGTTAGACACAAAGTCAAAAGACACAGTAATCAAAGAAGCACAAGATCAGATTGCAGCAATTCAGTATAAGGTTGATGATAAAGAAGCAGCCCTAAAGGCTATTGAAGATCAAGAGCAGAAGATTAATGATAAGTATGATGAAAGAATTAAGGCTTTGGATGAAGTTGAAAAAGCCAATGCTGCTATTTCTAATCAGCAAAAGGGACAACTAACTCTTGCCGAAGCCTTATCTTCTGGAGACATCGCAGCAGCAGCAAGGGCTGCACAAGATATGCGAGCACAACAAGCAGCAGATGCTGTAACAAAGCAAAAAGATGCTATAGAGCAGTCTAGACAATATGAGTTAGACGGAGTAACTGGAGTTGATAAGACTGATGGAAAACTTAAGACTAGAAAACAACTTGAAGAAGAGATTAAAAATCTTCAAACAGAAATCTTTAATATTGAAGAAGATAGAATTGAGCCAGCGCAAGAGTTTATTCGTTTAAGACAGATTCAGTTAGATAAGGATATAGAAGGAATTACTGTCCTTGGAAGAACAAGAGATGCTTGGGAAGCAATTAAAAACCAAGTAGATCTTGCACTTATTAAGAGCGCAGCCTTTGTAGACTCTATGGGTCTTGCAATAAGTACACAAGCAAAACTAATTTCAGCATACGCAGCAGAGACTGGTGGAAAAGATGGTGCGTTTATTAATGCAGGAGCATTTGTTCCATCAGTTCCTGTTCCAGGAGAAACAGCAGAGCAGAAAGCAGCAAGAGAAGCAGCAGATGCAGCAGCGAAAGCAGCAGCAGATAAAGCAGCAGCAGATAAAGCAGCAGCAGATAAAGCAGCAGCAGAAAAAGCGAAACTTGCAGCAATTGATGCAAACTCTATGGTTCCAAGTTTCCTTGCTTCACAAGAAAGTGGTGCAATCGGAGCAGCATCTATTGCAGCCAAGATGGCAGCAGCAGCAACTGCAGCACAAAGCATAAAGAATATGGCGACATATGCTTCATTTAAGGCTAAAGAGGCAGCAGACAATGCAGCATATATTGATGCTTTTAATGCTAAGGGCAGAGTCGGAAGAATGAATGGCGGAATAATTCCTAAGATGTTCTCACTTGGTGGTTTTGCCAAGGGGACCGATACAGTTCCAGCAATGCTAACTCCAGGAGAATTTATAATGAGCAAGTATGCCGTAGATACCTATGGCGTAGATACTATGAGAAAGATTAATAATGGCGAGTCAGTTGGCGGGGCAGTGTATAATAATACATATACATTAACAGTTAATGCAAAAACAAATGCTAATCCAAATGAAATTGCACAGGCAGTAATGTCAACAATTAAACAAGTTGACGATAGAAGAGTTAGGGGGGTTGTGCTAAATGGTAGATGATCCAAGGTTCACCTATATGCAGAGTCGTAAGAAATATAACAGACCTAGCGGTATGCTATGGTCTGAAAACTCAGGCACCCTGATAAATGGTTTGTATATTCCTTACGGGCTAGAGGTAGGAGCAGATGCAACCGATGAACCAGATGCAAACTTAGTAGATCAATTCCTAATGCTTACAGACGATAATAGAACCCCTTTAGATTTTTCAGATGAGCGCATTGAAAAAAGGGAGAGAATGATTAATGGCCGTATGAGGTCATATCATACTGCAGACAAAATGAAACTTAGCACTAGTTGGAATCTAATTCCATCAAGGTCTCATGAAAATATCCCTGGGTTTGATCCAGCAACAGGGCTTTCTCCTCATAAGGCGTATACCACAGATGGCGGTGCTGGTGGAGCAGACATGCTTGAATGGTATGACGGACATAAAGGTTCTTTCTGGGTGTTTCTTGCATACGATAGAAAAGGAATTTTTAAGGGAACAGAATCTCCATATGATCACCTACAACAGTATAATCAACTTGTAGAAATGTTTATATCAAGTTTTTCATACTCTGTAGAAAAAAGAGGAACAAAATTTGATTATTGGAATGTCTCGGTTACTTTGGAAGAAGTATAATGTTTGAGGATAAAGACTTACAAAATTTCTTAGAGACATCACCTACAATAAGAAACAAGTCAATCATAACTGCTGAATGGAATATGAACATTCCAACAAACATAAAGCAAATAGGAAACTATAGATATAGGCCAACACAGTCAGGCTCTGTATATTCTTCTTTGCCAACTAGTTTTGACGTTAATGACGTAGGTAGTTTTTATACAGGAGCAACCGATGCAGACATTGTTATTGATGGAACTTTTGATAATAATAATATCCCAACAACATTACTAACTAAAAAAGAAAAACTACAAACCTTATACTCTTTAGAAGATTGTTTTGCACAGTTTAGACCAAGATCTGGAATAAATAAAGCAGCATTTTTTGAGAATGGAAAACTACACCACCCCAACCTTGTAATGGCTGGTAGACCTAGATACTATATGCCAGACAAAAATGATAAGTTTAAATACTGGACATCTTATAGAACTGAGTCTGGTGAAGAGTATGGGATTGCCTCAAAGGTTCAAGCCTCACAATACTCAATAGAAGATGCAGTTCCATTTGTTGTTTACAAAGAAAAAATCCCGACAAACAGAGTTGTGGTTAAAATGCAGACTCATACAGGAACAGAAAACTTAGGACCGTTCTCCTCTCCTACTGGATCTTATGCAGATCCTTTTTATGGAGAACTAAATCAGAAGGCTCCAAGTAAATGGAAAATTCAATTTTTAAAAGATGGTAATTGGGAAAATGTTATATCATTTAACCCATCGGTTAGCAGAAGAGATGGATCATCTGTAATTAAAAGTGATGGATACGTTGAGATTGCCTATGGACTAATTGTCCCAGAAGAGTGGAGAGCAAACTTTGTTTTAGCAGAAACGTATACTAGCGTAGCCTTGCTACCAGAGCAATCAGTTATTGGATATGCATATTTGATTAAACCAAATAGCACAGACCCTGGAGTTTATCATATATGGAACGGTCTTGAGTATGTGCTTGTTAACCCAAAGTATGGTTGGTACATACAAGATGAAACAGTTGATAGACTGACAAACTTTGTAACAGATGCAACATCTCCAGATGTGTTTATTAGGACCCTAGACAATAAGCAACAGTTTAGAGAGTTTGAATATATTAGTGGGATAAGAGTTGTTGTAGAAACAATGAAAACAAAAGACTCAACCTTTGACCTTATTGAAATTTCTCCAAGACTTGTTATGAATGTTTCAGATAAAACAATTGACTACTCTATTAATAAAAGCGCATCAGACCTAGGACTATCTGGACTACCAGTTGGACAACTTATAGCCTCAAATGGAACTATAACTCTTTTTGATCATGACCAAGCGTTTAATACTAATAATACTAACAGCATTATTGCAAAATATATTTCTAGACATGTTCAGTTTAAATTTTACGAAGTTATTGTTGATGTTGCAGGATGGGACTATTATGTTCCAATCAAAACATTATACTCCGATTCATTTCCAAAACAAGATTTAATGACAAAGCGTGTATCAATAACTTTAAGAGATTTATATTGGTACCTTGAATCAATTACTGCTCCTGAGATATTAATGACAGAAGTTTCTCTTAGTTCTGCAGTGTCGCTACTTTTAGATCATATTGGATTTTCTAACTATACATTTAAAAGAGTGGCAAACGAAAAAGAGATAGTCATTCCATATTTCTTTGTTAGCCCAGAAAGTAGTGTGGCTCAGGTTCTTCAAGATCTGGCTGTCTCAACTCAGACAGCAATGTTCTTTGATGAATACAACAACTTTGTAATGATGAGCAAAAACTATATAATGCCTACTGTAGCAGAAAGGCCAACAACCTTTGCGCTTAGCGGAACAAAAGATTTTATAGAAGATAGAGAAATAAAAAATAAAACAAGTAAGGCAAAGTTGGCAAATGTTATTTCTGTATCAACTCAAGAAAATGCGGTATATAACGATGGAGCAATTAACTACAGTACAAGGTATATACAAAGATCTATAGGGTCACTTAGACAAGCAAGCCTTGTAGACAATGAAAGATACTATACATACAAGCCAGCCCTGCTTTGGGAAGTGTCTGGAACCCAGAATACTAAGTCTATAAATAACGAAGTTGGAACTCAGTCTTCTTATGTACTTAGTGCTATCCCTCTTAACTCAAACCTGTCTGAAGCAGTTCCAGAAGTAAAGAATAATATTGTTATTAATAATACATTTAGTCTTGGCGAAGCAGCATACTGGATTACCAGATACAATGGATATTTTTATTCTCAAGGAGAGATTATTAAGTATGACGCAGTTCAATATAACATATCTGGGTTTGGAAATGTTTGGATAACATCAACCGAAGACTA